GGTAGAGCATACCTGCAATGAGGTGCGCTAGTATTCCGATAACTTTATTACGCGCAGTATTCTTGCGCCCCTTCCATCGCCACTTCTTATCTGGTGCAACTGTCTCTACTCCTACATAAGCGCCGAATGTTTCTTGGTCTAGACGTGTTCTCTCTAAAAGAGAATAACCATCAAACTCATTAAACGAGTGATGTTGCAATCTCCACGCTACATCATAGTCTGTCTGCACTTGTGCAAACAACTTCATTATTTCAACAGGTGGTTGGTACGTTGAAACCGTGAGCTTGTTACCATTACCGTCAACTGGTATTCCATCGCTACCTGTTACTATGCCGGATATCATATTTTTGAGTATATTACTATTATTAATAAAAACATAGAAAGCGAAAGTGGACAACTAATCGTGATACGACACGGAGACACCTGTTTGGAACTCTGCAGGAGATAGTTCGGAGTTCATCACATACCTAATAGGATCCATTGCGTGGTCAAATCCTCCTTCCGGTACTTTTATCAGAACACCATTTTTGTCTGTCTTCCACATATAATTTCGGTACTCCTTAATAACGTTTACCGAATTTTTTGTCACGGACATCTTTTGCTGTTGAACGAACTGAATGCCGGTATTTATAGAGCCTGGTCCTTTGATCGCCGGTAGTATATTTATACCATACATTTTTATCTCATCTATACTCTTAGGCTCTGCACTATCTGCTATGACCAGTGTTTCAGGGTTAGGTAAATTATTAATGAAGTTAGCTATTGTCTGGTTAGACATACCCTTCCTATAGAAAAGCTCCTCGACTATGTACCCTCCGTTGTACCTGTATATATTCACAAGACATGACGGATCCACAGAGTATCCGAAGTCTAACCCTCTTGCTACTAACCGTGCCTCGTGTGGCACGTCATCAATAGTTGCCCAGTTTGTATAGATACGTGATTCAATAGCACCTAGTTGACCTAATCCGTACACAGTCCACCACGCTTTATTATTCTTGTGCGATTCTATTTCGTCTATAGTAATTTGGTCTAGTGCTTCATTGTCTTTGTACGTTAATGTTATGAAGTCAATATCTTTTCTGTTTGGTAACATCTCGGTATAGAACCAGAACTCTTCACTAGGGTTCCAGTCTAGCCACACTATCTTTCTAGTACGAGTGATAAGTTGGTCTACAATGTTGTAAGGAAGGTTGTTACATTCGTTAACATACAACACGTCACGACGTGGACCGTGCGCCTTTCCGTATGTATCCACAGAGAAGAACTGAACCTTGCTTCCACCTTCGAATGTATATGTGTGCTTTGTCCCGTGCCATCTATCCTCTTCCCAATAACCTCTGTCGCGCATTATGTTTTGAAAGTCTAACATCGCTCCCATCTCTAAGTGTGGGAATGATTCAGAAACGACACTTATAAGTTCGTTCTCGGTACTCTGTGCGTAGTCTATGCACCATATTAAAATAGAGATAGTTTTAGAAGCTGATGTACCTCCTGCAACAGCTCGTATTCTTTTCTCTAAAGCGAATATCTTGGCTGTAGCAGTAGTATCAGAAAAATTAAACTTTCTTACTTCGTCCTCCATAGATAGGTGTCGGGATCGGCTTACCATCAGTGGTGTGATCTAGTCTCTCAAGTGACTTACCATAGAGTCTATCTACTAGTTTGTCTAAGAGTCCTTTGTCATCTTTACTGAGTGCCTTTTCAAGATACTTGTACACAATATCTATCTCATCAATAGGCTCTCCTGTCTTTGAGTCTTTAATACGCTGAACGGCTATTTTAAAGTGTGTGTGAAAACTAAGAGCGCCCTTTGGCCTACCGTTAGGGTTAGCTATATTACCTTTTACGAAAGGTCTCCCTCTTCCTCTTGGTTTTGCTTTTGGTTTTTCGTTTTCCATAGTAGTGGTTCTCCATTTTTAATTATATTCTCATTTCCAGTAAAGTCTACATACCTTTGCACAATGACATCTACATAGCGCGGATCTAGCTCTATACCGTAACAGATACGCCCTGTCTTTTCAGAGGCGATGACTGTCGTCCCACTTCCTAAGAACGTGTCTATTATGATGTCCTCTCCCTTCGTGTTGTTTGTTAGTTGGTACACAAACAACTCCACAGGTTTCATAGTAGGATGCTCTCCGTTACGTGTAGGCTTATCAAAATTAAGCACGGTTGTTTGAGTACGGTCACTGTTCCACAAGTGAGCAGAGCCGTCCTTCCAACCATAAAGACAAGGCTCGTGCTTCCACTGGTAGTCTTGTCTCCCCATAACCATAGAAGCTTTGTTCCATATCAAACACTGACGCACAGTAAGTCCGGAGTCCTTGCATGCCTTACGAAAATCATAACCTTTAATATCAGCATGCCAGATGTAGAACACTCCACCTGCCTTTAGATACGCCACGCAGTTCGTAAAACACTGTGTAAGAAAAACAAGAAAGTCATCATCAGACATTTCATCATTACTTACAACAAGTCCGTCTGTTCTTCTGTTTCTTCTCTTTGCTTCTTCCGGTGTTTCATTCATTCCTAACGCTACGTTGTATGGTGGATCAGTAATCCACAAGTCTGCCTTACGTCCGTTCATAAGTTTTTCTATATCCTCTAGCTTGGTAGCATCTCCACACAATACTCGATGCCCCCCCAACTCATAGAGGTCACCTAACTGTGACTGTGCAACCTTTGGTGTCTCTGGTACGTCCTCGTCCTTGTCCTCTGTTTCAATAAACATCTCCTCACGTATTCCTTTGATCTCAAACGAATCAAAGTCTATCTCTAAGCCTTCGGTGAACAACTCAAAGGATGCTCGTGTTATCTCTCCGAACTGTGACGATACTTCTAGAGCTTTCTGCTTTGCTTCCTCTAAGTTCTTCGCTTCTATTTCCACATAAGGTATCTCGTTTATTACAACTCCGTCTGCAACAAGCTCTTCAACAGCTTTCCTACGTCCTGCTCCGTCTATAACGTAAGGCTTCTCAGTCTTAGTATTTAACCACACTATTACAGGGAACGACCAACCTCCCTTCTTGATAGCATTCTTTAATTTGGTTACGTCGCGCTTCGGATCTTTTAGTGTGTTGAAGTCCCACTGTAAAAATGTAGACGAGTCTACTACCTTTAACGACTTAACTTTGTTGATTACTTTTTGCATGCTTTGTTGAGTAGTTCAAGTCCACTTAATTCTTTCTTTTTCTGTACAGGCTTAGCAATAGGTAGTGGCTTTCGTAAGTCCACCTTATCTCCTCCTAGCGCCGGGTGGTTAATTATTTTCTTCATCTGTAGTTGTTACTCCGTGATTACATTGCTTAGGGTTCTCTGTAACGATGACAGCGTTTGTAGTAGCTAAGGTTGATGCCACAGAACAAGCGTTCTCAAGCGCTGCTTTAAGTACTAGGTACGGATCGCGCACCCACTCCTCTACTACGAAGTCCTCTGGTGCTGATGACATGATTTGCTCGTAGATAGCAAGGAGAGGCTTCTTGAGAATATCTCCGTCCTCAAGACCTTCTGATATCTCTTTGAAAGCAATACCTGCGCCTTTAACTGTTCCGCCTTGGAATGCTAGACGAACAGCGTTAACAGCGTCATCACACTTATCCTTTAATCTCTTTCGACTAACGTCAGTACGCGCTCCAACCTTTAGAATAGCGAAGCCTCCGGTTAGTTGTGAGATACGTGAGCTTAAGAGCTTTTTTGCAAACTCTGACTGCTCTCCACTTAATCTTTTCTCTAGCACCTCTACTCGTGCAGCGATTGACTTCTTTGTTTCATCGTTGTCCTCACCTGTGATAATAGCACTGTGAAGCTTCGCTACTACTTTCGAAGCGAAGCCTACGTCTGACAGTTGAATATCGTGTAGCGCAGACTGTTCCATATCGATGTATCTACCACCTAGAACTGCGGCCATATCTTTCATCACCTCTGCTTGGTCAGTGTATGGTGCGTTGATAGGGAACACTTGAAGTCCTGTATTAGCAGACTCCATACAGAGTTTAATAGCATCAGGTGAGAACGCTCGGCCTACGAAAAGAACACCAACATTCTTCTTTTGAATGATGAGTGGCTTGAAGATACTCTCTCGTAGAGCGATGATATCAGTATCCTGTATAACGTAGTTTGTAAGGATAGTATGAACGTTGGCAAGCTCTAGTGACTGGTCCTCCGGGTTGGTAACCACAAGTGATG